CTTCTCCTTCAGAAGATCTGTGTTGCATTCAAAGGTTTCGTAAAATTCCTTTAACTGCTCCGGCTTCATCTGGATACCAAGCTGCTGTGCTACCTGCAACAGGCGGAGTTCGTAATGATTGCCGTCTATTGCCTGTAGCGTCCTCGTATTGACCTTATTCAGCCCTAAGATTTCATAGATGGTGTCAGCCTTATAATTGACCTTGCCCGTCATGTTCCCGCTGTAGTTGTAGCCTTTTACCACATCCTTCGCCAACTGGTTCAAGCCCATTTTGCAGAACCACTCAAGCTTCGGAAATTTCAGATAAATATCAATGGCATCCTCGTATCTGAAAGCCGTGGTCGGCATGTTCTGTGCCAGAATTTCCAGTGCGGAATACTTCATAGGTGTGTGTTCCCATGCCTCTGGAAGATTTCCGGGATATAAGATACACTCCATGCATGCGATATTTCCCTCGTCTGGAATCCAGCGCGAATTCCCCCTCTGGTGGTACACTCCCCATTCATAGCTTTCCTTCATCAGCTTTTCGCCGAAGAATGTGCAAAAACAGCGGCTATACTCATGCATGGTTTCTTCAATGCGTTTCTTACATATGCTGCCTGTTATCATTGCGTCATTCTTTATGCGTCTCCATGCTTTGAAGTACCGGAGTAAGAAACCTTCCTCCTGCCGATCCACATAGATGAACCATCTTTCATCTGCTATCTGGCATGGCATTTTTCCTCTTGCCTTATATGTCACTCTGCTTCCACAGAAAGGACATTCCCCCTTTTCATTGTTCCGAAGTCTTATCCTGCTCCGGTCAACGATTCCTGTCTTCTGGCAGTGCGTACACTCAAATTCAGCCTTTCCCTTGGATGTCTCTTTATAAATTCCGTACCGGCTGAAACTCATGCCCTGCTCCCATACCCAGTCGGTAAAATCCTGTGAAGGCACTCCTATCGGCTCCATCCGCAGATCAATCGGCGCAAGGACTTTTCTGTGCTTCTCTGCCAGTCGTTCTGCCTTGACCTTGTCCTGGAATCTGTCAATAGCATTCCATACGTTCTCGTCAGTGTCTTTGCGGTAAACCTTGAAAAAGCTCTCCATGATGCCCTTGTCCTCTGCTGTCCAGATAAACACCTTTGGAATGTGTTCGCTTTTCCATGTTTTTTGATCCCATTTGTACTCCCACAGCCGGAAACCCTGCATATTATCAAATGCAGCTGTAAGCCATTTAACCTTTGACTGTGACAGGTCCTGCGTGATATAATCATCACTCGACAGAAATGTCCTAAATGCTGCTTCCGTTTTTCCTTTTTTGAGCTTCGACACCTCATAGAAATTCAGAAGCAGTATTTTGTTATCATCAACCAGCTCCACAGTCACAATGTGCTCCATTCCGTCCAGTCTATCTGCCATTTCAACCATTTCTGCTGTTGCCTCTGGTCTAGGCAATGCAGACAGCTTTCTTTTTTCCATCGTACATCCCTCCTTACAGCCCCATCATTGAGAACAGATCCATCTGCCCTTCAAGTTCATTCGACCTCTTCTTAGGAGTTTCTTTCTTCTCTGGCTCTTTCTTTGTTTTTTCCGCCTTTGCTTCCGGCTTTGGAGCTTCTTGGGCTGCCTTATCTTTTTCAACCGCCTTCGCCTTTTTCTCTGCACGCTTCTTCATGCCGTCCAGACGCTTCTGCTGATCAGCTTTCTGCTTCTTTTCTCTCTCCGCAGCTTCTTTAGCTTTTTTATCCTCCTCAGCCTTATCATCTTTATGGAAATAGTCCTCAGCCCATTCATAAACCACATCATCAAGAACTGCACAGCTACTACCTTTCGCCTGCTTTCTTGCCTGCTCGTAAATGTATTTGTAGCACTTCTCCCATGTCTTATGGTCTTGGCATACATCCGAAGCAAGACTTTCTGATTCCCTGCACCTTTCAATCAGATGTTTGATTATTGGATCTGCAAACGACTTATCCTTAGCCTTTTTCAATTCCTCCTGCAACTTCGTAACTGCCCCAACAACTCCGATATAAACAGAACTGTTATTTTTCTTTGCTGTTTCAACTTCCTCTGGTGTAGGCGCCGGAATTCCTTCCACAATTTCTTTAAGACTTGCTGTTCCCATCGGGACCGTATCATCTGCATCTATATCATCATTAACCGCCTGCTCAAATGCCTGCTGTTCGATGTTTGAAATAACCTTTCCCATTTCCGACTGCGGCTCGGATGCCGAAAAATCCATAGCCTCATATTCTTCTTTTAATCTGTCGTTCTCTATATCAAACAATGTGTTACCGTCAGCGTCATAGAATGCGGTTACTTTCTCTCTCTTTAATATCTTGTAGGTAGTATTCCCTACCTCAACTTCGCTCTTGCTATCCTCCGAAGAATATCCGTTTTCCAGATACTCAAGAACAGCTTTGCTCCATTCGTGTTCGTAATCTTGATTATCTCCTAATGCGTAGTGCATTACATTTCTACCTGTTTCCATAGGCTTCCTCCTTTTTATCGAAATCGAAAAACATATAAAAGTGCTCTTTTCCCACTGTTTTTTCGGTGGTTGCAGTTCCACCAAGACCGCCCATTGACTGGAACAATCTTCTCCATGTCCATATTTGATTTTGAAACATTGGCATATACCAGAGTTCCTGTCCCTCTTTTTCATTAGGGAACAGTACATGCCCCGTCAAAGGATTTGTAATCGTATTTGCTATACACACATATCCTGCACACCCCAAAAGTGAAAGCTGTATGTAACACATCATCCCGGTTATTCTGTCTATGTCCTGTGCAACAAAAACCACATGATTTTGAAAATTATGTTTGCACTTTTTCATGGTATTTGCGGCAGCTATCAATGTTGCTCCTGCTCCGCAAGCCGGATCACAAATGGATAAGTAACCCTGCTTTTCTATATGGCTGTCAACATCCTCACAGGTTATTTCAGACATCATCTTGCACACACAGTAGGGTGTAAAAAACTGCCCTTTCCAGTGATTTCCAAGATTTAGCTGCATATACATTTCTCCAAGGAAATCCTGTTCTGGATTTCTTTCCAAGGCTTCAACAATGATTGCAAGCATTTTTGCAGGAATCTCCACAGAACCAAGTCTCTCTATGCATTGTGCATATTCTTTTTCTCTGCTCTCATAATGCTCTGGGCTTCTGTCTGCCACATTACTTATTGAGCATGCTATAGCTGCCATCAAATCCGCCCAAACCTGCCAAGAGCTTCGTGAATAGCAGAGTTTACGAAATTCATTTAAGAATTCTTTTTCAGTTCCCTGTATTACTTCACTCTGCTTCACCACCTAAAATCTTCCTCCTTATTTCTTCAAATTTGCGAGCCCTTTCTTCTCGTTGTTCCTCTGTGAGCGGTTTCGGTTCTGGTTCTTTCTCCTGTTCTATCCTTACAGGCTCTTTCTTCTCAATTGCCGGTACATACTGCTTTTGCAACAGCACTTTGTTTTTAGCGACGAAATCCGGAAGTGCATTTGTATTTTGTGCTTCAGCAGCTTTTTTCTCATAAGCTTCACGGAAGTTTGCCCTATCCGCAGTTGGATTTTCGCTCTGGCACAGCCTGCTCCACCCAAGATTTTTAACTACAGCCAATGTGAGCTCATCCATGGTTGCAAAAGCCTCCTGCGGATGATACCACCCATAATCGGACATTGCTTTTCGGACAACTCCCCATGCTTCGTCAAAACTCAGAATTGGTGTTTTACATCTTTCCATGCATAGCTTTCTGATTTCAGCTATGTTGGGTGGATAAATATTGGTGCAAATATGCTCCATAACAGCATTTTCAGCAATCTCATACGGAATATCTTTAAGTGTCATATACCAAAAATCCATTGAGGCATTATCTTCGAGTATTTTTGAAGCTGGATATGCGGATTTAATTCCGATTGCCAATGTCGCAAATTGCTGTTTATCCATTCGCCCACTCCCTTGCTCCTTGTGCAAACTGCTCTACCTTTGAGCCGCCGGCTGTCTGATTGTAAGATTGCGTATAACCAGGTGTTCCACCTCTGTTCTGGACCTTTGAAATCCAAGCATTGATAAATCGTTTCATTCCTCCTGCTGTTTTCCGTTTCCTTGGATTAGCATCACACCAGCCTTTCATCGCTCTTAGTTCCTGCATAATGTCAACAGCAGGATATAATTCTGCGAGTTCAAGAACATAACTCTGTGTAATCGGGTATTCTTCACCAGTATTCATCATGATACCTATTACTGGCGGCTCCGCAGCTACTGTCTGCTCGGAGCATATATTTGTATTGGTTTCCGATTCGGATTTGGATTCGGATTGGATTGGATTACGGACACATTTGTTGTCTGATGTTTTTATCTGCTGACCTTTGCTGTCAAATGTCAGCAATTCACAATCCTCTGAAAATCCGGGATACTTGCTCTTTTGATTACGAATTCTCTGGTGATCCGCCCAAGTTACCAATTGCAGGTACGGTCTTCCCTGTGCCTCATACACTCTGACCAAGCCCACCGCCGACAACCTACCAAGCGCCTTATCTATATCTTTTTCCGTAATATCTTTCAGAGGAAAGCAGCTTCCCTTGATTATCTTTGCTCTTCCGTCGTATCTGCCGAAGTCGTCACAGGTTACAATCAATCTATAAAACAGAACTTCCTCGAACCAAGATAAAGAATCTATTTCTTCGCTCCTGCAGATGCTCTCCTTGATTATCCTGTTTGGCATTCGATCATCCTCCTTTCGGATGCTGGAGAGTGCCCCCCTCCAGCTCCTGACTTAATAAATTACCTTGCTACCATTTTCCGTTTTGACTACATCCAAATTCTGAGGGAATCTGGCTTTCATTGTCGGATCATGAGTGATAGCCATTATTTTAATGTTGCTGTATCGGCTCTGTATTGTCTCCAATGCGTCGCAATATGCCTGTATTCCGTCCCCGTCCAAGAATGGAGGTTCATCAATAAAGAGCATTCCGAGCTGGATTCCTGCCGAAGATGATTTAATCTCTGCCAATGCAAGAATTACCGATAATGAAGACTTGACTTTCTCTCCACCGGATTTTGAAAGGTATGGAAGCACCGACTTACCATATTCCTCGATGTAAATATCCAAAGATCCCTTTTCCTTTCCATTTTTTTGGAGTCTCTCCAGTCTGAACTCCACTCCCATTTTTCCGCCAGTCATCTGTCCAAGAATGGTATTTGCTGTAGCTGTCAGCTGTGGAATAATAGAACGGATAATCTGATGTGGCACACCGCTCTGGCTAAATGCGACTTTCAATGTATCGTAATCAGCTGTCTCCTTGGCATATTCCACCTGCTTGTCCTGTAAAGCTGCAATATCCTGCTTCAACTTTGCAATCTGTTCCGATTTCTGCTGTAAAGCTCCAATTCGCATCTGTTTTTCCTTTACCATGCTGTTAATGGCATTCACTTCTGTATCCAGCCCGTTTACAATCGCCTGAGCCTCTTCCATTCCCGCCATAGCAAGTATCTCTTTATCAGCCTCTGCCTGTCTCTCTGAGATTTCATCATCGATACCGGTAATTTCTGCTGTCAACTCCAGAACCCTGTTCAATGCTGTTGCATTTCTTTCCTCTGCTACTGGGAGCATTTTTTCCTTTTCTACCCACGGATCAAGAGCAGTAATGGCACTAAGCACATGCACATGTTCTTCAAACGCTTTGGCATATATATCACGCTCTGTTTCTGCCTGTGTGCCCTTTAATTTGACCTCAGCAAGCCTGTTTTCTGCTTCTGATATATTTGACTTTAAATGTTCCAAAGCCGCCTTAATCAAAGCGAGATTGTTTTCCCTCTGGTTGATTTTTTCGAGCTGTGCCACATACGGAAGCAATGTTGCACATTCGTTTTGCAGGACTGTTAAAGCTGCCGCATCATATCCTATCGCATCCATTTCAGCCTGTTTGTTCTCTATTGCATATCTGCTCTTTGCAAGTTCGCAATCTCTGCGTGCAAATATATCAACATAAGAAGCCTCAACCATAGCAAGCTGCTCTTTTGCCTCGATGGCATCCTGTAAGAATTTACAATGTGCATTTTCTATATCCACGCATCCAGATTCATTCAAGATTGCCACTTTCTTTTCAAGTACAAGTTTCTGCTCGTCCGCTTTCTGTTTTTCTCTGTCAAAACTTGCTCTGGTCTCGTTGTCACGGAAAACTGCCGCAGAATATTCCGTCTTTGCTTTCTGATATGCAACTGCCTTTTCCTGCATGGCTTCCAGCTCTGCTTTCTTGCGGTTGTATTTATCCGCTTTTTCTCGAACCTCTCCGTCATTGGCAGAATCCAATATCATTGCATTCATTTCATCCTGTTTAGCTTTCAAGGTAATCTGTAAATCCGAGATAGCCTTCTGCTCACTTTCAGCCTGCCTTGCAAGCGTTTCAGCTTCCTGTTTCTTTGTTGTATATAGTGCCGATTGTCCGGCAAGTTCCAGTTCTCGCTTCAGCAGAGCATTTCTTTCAGCAATCTTTTCTTCAATCTCGGTCTTTCCTTCAAGTATTGCGGAACTACTATCTGCTATTACCTGCTGTGTGGCTTTATTCTGCTCTGCAATAGTCTTTTTCGCCTGTAAAGTTGCAACAGCTGCAAGTGCTCTCTTTCTCCTATCTGCGGCTTCCTGCTGATTCGACAGGACAAGTTTTTTCTGATCCCTCTCATTCACTTTTGCCTGTAATCTGGTTTCCTGCTCCGCCAATTCAGTCTTGCATTTTTCCAATTCCTCATCCGGCTTTCCAAACTCAGCGATTGTTACATTGTGAATAGTGATTTCCTGCTTCAATTCCCTGTTCTTTGCTCCATTCACCTTTGCCTTGTCCGAAGCAATTTTTTCCATTATCTGATATACCCCAAGCCCAAGGAGTGTGCCGAGCACCTCAACTCTTTCCTCCGGCTTTGCCTGTAAGAATAATCCGTACTGATCCTGCATAATCAAAGCACATGACTTGAATGTGAAGCTGTCCATTCCAAGAATGTTTAAGATTTCCTGCTGGGTATCGTTGTATCTTTCCTTTGAGCAATCCTTCCATTCATTCTCAACAAACTGGGAGATATTCAAAGTTCCTTTTCCGGAACGGGCTCTGGTTCTTGTGACACGATACTTTTTCTCCCCGATACGGAATGTAAACATAATCGAACCGGAACGGACGCTTTCATCATTTCTAAGCCATGGTGCCTTTCCTGTATCATCCTTGATTACACCCTCTCTCGGTTCTTCATAAAGGCAGTCGATAATCGCATCCATAAACAAGCTGCTCTTTCCTGCTCCATTCTGACCGTTGATTGTGCAGAAAGTGATATCCTCGAAATTAAATGTTTCCTCTTCGTAGTTACGATAATTCTTAACAGCAATTTCTACAGGTTCAAATGTTCCGCTATTTGCTGTCGCTGTCATGCTTGCCTCAGCTTCAGCAATAATCGGTCTTGCCTTTAATACAAGTTCCTGTATTCTTTCCTGCGGTACCTGCTTTTCCTCAAGATACTTAATAAGGTTTGCTTCTGGTTCCGTGGCATTTTCAAGCTGTGTTCTGTTGGCGAATTCATCTATCTTGTCTGGAAGAATTTCCCATACCATAAATGCTCCGTCTTCCAGAAGCTCTCTTTCCAAAGTTGCCTTATTCAGAGCCTTGCTGTTTTCTGCGGTGCAGCTATAATGAACACGGACAATCTTTCCATCGATCTGTCCTCTCCACTTCTCAGTAGCAACAAAATCCATAGCCTGCATATTTATCTGAGTCACATCATCATCATTGAGTTCAATGGTCGCAAATTCTCTGATAGGAGTTTCATGGAAAATACTCTGCCATGTTCCCAGCTCGTGCCAGTTGTGAATCCAAAAGCCCCTCTGCTGTCCCTCATCATTAAAGTTCATGGCATTTATCGCACCGGAATAATACCAGTCTCTGTGCATTATCTTCTGTGGTCTGTGAATATGTCCTAAAGCAACCAGATTGTAATTGGCCGCCAATAAAGCCTCCTGCGGAATGATTGGCTCAAACTGTGTGAGCATCATTGTCTGTCCGCTCTCGGTATTGCATCCTGGTACCGTGTAATGTGCCATTAGAATACTTTTCTTTTCTGGAGAGCATTGTGCTTTCAGCCCTGTTACAATATTTGATAATTCATTGGTAAACACCACATTTTCTTCATCACTTGACAATCCCGGATGATTAGCTCTGAACACTCCCCTGTCAAATCCCGGGAGCACCGCAATATCAACATCATCAAATGAAATTACCTGTGGGGTAATCACCACATGAACATTCGGAACATCTGCAAACATTTCAGAGAGGACGTTGAACTGTCCTGATCCGTCATGGTTTGGAGTGCCTCTCATAACAACGACCTGCTTTGATACTGCCGCAAGCTCTCTGATATAATGAATGGCAGTAATAATTTCCTCACAACACCTGTCGGACCACAGGCGGCCAACATGGAATATGTCACCAGATACAATCGAGTAATCCGGTTTTTCCTCATTTGCCACTCTGATCAGTTCATCCAGACATCTTTTCGTGTCCTCTGTTCGGAGATTTACTCCGTCCTTAACTGGGCTTCGGAATGTTCCAAGATGCCAGTCTGCTGTATGTAATATCTTCATTTCAACACCTCCATTGTTGCTTTCATCGCCATAATCATGTTATTTAGCTGCAGCTCTAATACCTTAAATACCGATTCCTCAATGCCGCAAAAATCAATGCCATCACCGGTCCATTCTTCCCCAACAATCAGTATGTTTCCTGTTATTGGAATATTGTGTTTATCAGTTTCATAAAGGTAACTGCCTATGAGATTCGGGATGATTACTTCTTTCAACAATCCCTCCTCGTCAATTAGCATACTTACGCACTGCCCCTTGACCTTAGTCGGATGGTCCATTTGGTGTAATTCTGTATATAATCGCTTTGGCATCACATGCTCATATAATCTGCAGTCATTTCCTATCAGCTCTCGAAGCTTATTGTTCTGTTCCTCATGTGTTCCTGTCGGAAACTCATGTACGGATAATTCCAAATCCGTTGAAATCTTAATCAGATTCATCACTTCCCAGCTCCTTTCTGACACTTCATGCAAAGAGGTCTTCCAAACTTATTTAGCGAGTATTCATATACTCTCGCATTGATTTCCGCCCCACATCCGTCACAATAATATCCTGTCGATTCATTCTCGACTGGCTCCTGTTGTGGTGGTGTCTGCTGTTCCTGGTCGAACCAGTTCTTCTCCTGCTCTCCTGCGACCGCATCATCCTCTGTCTGATCTGAGGCAAATGCCGGATTGTCCACTTCATCTTCCGGATTAAAGTCTGTTGAAAACGCTTCTCCGGAAAACGCTGTGGAAATTGCCGGTGGTGTGGATGAAGCTCCGAACATATTTCCCATAGAGTTCATTCCCTGCTGAAGCATTGCATTTCTTACTGTTGGATCCGTGTAGTCTGGTGCAAATGTAACTGTCGGAACAACGAATGGTTTTTCCAGCTCTGCTTTTGAATATGTTCCCTTGATTCCAAGCAAAGCTCTGATAACTCTAAGAATTGCTCCTGTCTGTGCCTTTTCAGAAGCAGTCTTTCTAAGGAGTGTCATATTTACAAGGATCGATCTCTCTATATACTTCTCTCTGTCGCTGTCAGCAATTACATAGTATTTGTCATACTTTCCATACTGATTTGGTTCTGCTTCCTGTTTCCATTCCCCCTTGAACATTTCAGCGGCGGCCTTGGAAGCTCGCCAGTCATGAATACCCATGATTGACTTATCCATAAATTCAAGGCGGTACTTCGATTCTTCATCATCAAGGCAGATACGCTTTGTTTCCATGTGTGTCTTGTAGCTTCCATCCGGAAGTCTTACTGCTCCGTATGCCTTTCCGACATAGGTATTCGTATTCTCTCTTATGACTGTTGTGTACTCAGGGTGAAACTGGATTCCTGCCGCAGTTGCAAGCTTCATAAGAAGCGGCTTTGCAGGTGAGAAAACTTCCTCATATATGGCTTTTCCTTTTCCATCCTCTCCAGTCTTTACCTTTCCGACCGAGAAGATATCTCCTGAGCTTGGTGCTGTGTCCGCCACCACTTCCATAACGGAGCACTTATAAAATGGGTTGATCTGCACTGATGTAGCTGCTGGTAACAGCAGATTGCAGTTTGGATATTTGGACTGAATTTCAGCCAAAGCATTTGAATTGTTCATAGATAAAACCTCCATATTGTGTAATATTTGCTTGATTTATAAAGCAGAAACTGCTACAATATGGTTATTCGTAGGGGCACTCTGATTTATGATCGGGTGCTCTTTTTCCATATCCTGCAATGTTCTGCATAAATCCATAGTGAATTTTGAAAAAGCAAGGCTTCTCACATATTCCTCTGTGAGCTTCACAAGATACCAATGCTGTAACACAACCTGTCTGTGCTCACGCTGGTATATGTACTCCTGCTTATGCCTGGCATATTTCAATGCCTCCTCGAACTGTTCATCTGTAATTTCGCATCCGAGCAGTTCCTCTACTTCTTTTTTTTCTACAATTTCTTTCATTTTCCAATTCCTCCAATGAATCAAATAAATAGTTAATTGCTTTCCATGCTCCCCAGTAAACCACAGGGATTAATAAATACTCACCTCCGACAGCCTCGTATCCTCTCTCGATATAGGCAAGATGAAAAGCCCATTTCCCGATAGCGTATGTGACAAGCAGCGTCCAGATAACCGCTATCAAATCTCTTTTCAGAGTCTTCCTCATTTGTCCTCACTCCTTGTAAAAATAATGTTTTCCATGCTTAAACAGGAAAGTCAGATTTTCACTATGCCATGTAGAATCGCTCTTGCTCTCAAAGTAAGTTGCTCCATGGCTTTCATCCCATCCACCAGTCTGAATAAGCTGCAATGCTCTGTAACAGTCCTCGTCCGGCTCTACCTCGTCATATCTTCCGTTGCTGATCGGACTAAACTGCCCTTTCTGGAAGATAACCTCCTCGATAGTGTCCGGAAATTCATCATCCCAAACCCTATTCAGCACAACCAGCATCACGAGGGCTTTTCCCTCGGTGTCCTCTGATTCAGCTTCAGCCATTGCAATCTTGGCAAGCCTATACGCATCATCAGAATCCCAATCCATACTGCCGATTTTGGACTGCTCATTTTTTACCATTTCCTGTTCTTGTCCAGTTGTTGTGATTGGTTCCATTGTTGGCATTGCATCCGCTTCCTCAGAAACCACAGCTCTAACAATCATTTCTGTTTCATCTACTTCGTCTGCCGGAGTTCCCGTAAAGCTGAAAGCGAATGCAACCATGGATGTCAAAGAAATCACGAATACCAGTCCTAAACCCAAAAGACATTTGTTTCTCATGCTCCTATTGCACCTCCTTGGGGATGGTCAAACACAAATGACATCTGACCATTGCTATCATCCGCTCTTAAAAACTGACTGTAAAAAAATCTGCTTGTTTCCTGATGTTCTAGCTTTAAGCTCTCGCAATCGCATTTCTCTCCCGGATCCAGATTGCAACCGCACTTTGGACAAACATTGTAATATGCCATTTTGCACCTCCTATTCTTCAATCATGCATCTCTCAAAAAAATACTTTCTTGGGACTTTTCCTATCGGGTATGCCGGTGTAAGCTTGCCTGCTTTAACCAATTCGTCCCGAAGCTGCCTTATCAGCTCGTAGGCCTTGTTTTCCTTGCAATCAAGGTATTCCATCACTTCTTTTGCCCCGATATAATACTTTCCCGGTGTAGCAATGACACCCGGTGCTGTTGCTAATGCGTTCATTTGCTCACCTCCTGCGATAAATCTTGTTTGACAATCTGGTCCATAGTCACACCAAAGAAATCTGCTAGTTTTTCAAGAGTGTCTATTGTTGGTTTGACCTTTCCTGTCTCAATTGCGTTATAGCCTTGTTTCCCGCTATAGCCTAACAGCTCAGATATTTCCTGCTGTGTCATGCCATGCTTTTTACGGAGATATGCAAGATTAAGTGCATATACAGGTATCGGTGGTCTCATATCTGTCAGAACCAAATCATCAAGTGATACCCTGTAAAGTTTTGCCAAACTAACAATCGTGCCGATTGGTGGTTTACGACTACCACATTCCCACGAAGATATTGTCTTTTGTTCAATTCCAAAGAGAACTGCCAGCTCCCCCTGTGTCTTTCCGTTCTGTTCCCGAAGAAACTTTAAGTTTTCTGCTAAATACAACTTGCCACCTCCTCGTGCTTGGAGCTGCTTGTTGCTCCGAGCAAATATTGTATTGGTTTCCCGATTCGGATTTGGATTCGGATTGGATTACGGACACATTTGTTGTCACTTGCTGTCAAATGTCCGCAGCCTGTAAATAAAAAATTATTAAGCTCTACTCTGCCAATAGCACCGCCAGACTTTCCTCGTTTTCACTCGGTCCAATGATGCTGCCGACCATTCGAGCCCATTCTTACATATTCTTCTTAATCCAAAGCCTCATGCTCTGTGCGATTTCCTCTACCTCTTCCAAGTTTTTCACTACCTCATCAAGCTCCGGCTTTTCACTTTCGTCAATCACTCCATCTGATGTGATATCGAGAAGCATTTCTTTTGTTTTTCCAATTTTTCGGAAAACAGAAAGTGTTCTGACTGTAAGCCTGTCCAGATTTGCCAGCTCGACTTTAGGCATTTCGCATCCCAACGGACACATTGTCCTGCAAAAATAATTTTCCAATTCCGGAGCGTTATATAAATCTGCCATAAGTCTGATTTCCTCTGGATAAGGAATAGCAATGCCGCTTTCTATTCTGTAAAGCCGCCCTCTGTCAATCGACATATAGTCAGCAGCTCCTTCTCTGCTGCTCAACTGCTCATTGTGTGTTGCCGCCTCGCAACGGGCTTTGTAAAAGATGTTGGAGCTGGTCTTAGCTGTCACATTTGCCATTTTCTACATCACCTCCATGCGTTAAAATGGTATCAGTTGAAGTTTCTTGAACTTCTTTGGCAAAAAAAATTTTATATGTCATCTCTTTGGATAATCCGAGATGGATTGCGATTTGATTTGCTATATCTACGGAAATTGAGGTTTTCCCTTTTTCCATCAGGCAGTAACTGCTTTTGTCTTTGAAGCCAAGGCACTTTGCAAGTTTCTCCTGGGTTATACCGCGTTTCATTCGCTCTGCTCTCAATAGTGCCAGATCCATTGTTTTACCTCCTTATGTTGTTTATGTTTCTTCAACTTTCATGTTCATATTACTTCAACTTTATTTTGCTGTCAAGCGTTTTGTTGAAGTTTTTGCAACTTTGTTTTTATTTCTTCAATTTAGAAAGGATGTGGTATATAATGAGTTTGAAATTATTAAACTTACACGGAGGCGATTATTATGGCAAATCTATCTGATAGGATTAAAAGCCTCCGCTTGTCAGCAGATATGACGCAGGAAGAATTTGGCAAGAAGTTTGGAATAGTAAAATCAACCGTTTCATTATATGAAAGCGGAAAAAGTACCCCAAACGACCAAATAAAAAAGCAAATATGCGATTATTTCCATGTATCATTAGATTACTTACTCGGTGTTGACAGGCAGGGAGGACTTGATTATGCGAACTTTCAGATAGACGAATCTGAATTCGCTCTCGATTTCAAAATGCGAATTCGAGAACTAATTTCTGAGCAAGGAATGACCGAAGATGATTTCATGCAAAATACTGGATTTAGTAAAGACGAAATGGACGCTTATCTATATGGCAATAGGATGCCGTCTATAGAGGATCTTATAAAAATCACTGGTGCATTAAATGTATCTGCAGATTATCTTCTTGCCATTTCAAAGAGAAAAAGAATTTCATCGGACGAAGAATCGCTCCTTCAACTTTTTAACAAGTGCGATGAACAATGTAAAAATTATCTTGTAGCAAAGGCAGGTGTTTTGTGCGTAGAAGGTATCTCGGCAGTTGCAGCTGGTGAGTATGGCAAATACGCAGACGAAGAAAAAAAATCGTTTCCTTCGAGTGGTACCGAAGGAAAAGGGGCTTAAAAAAAATAACAGAACGATTGGAGGAATATTATGGTATGGACTGCAGCTTGGACCGACTTTGTTATCTGCCTCCTGTTTGGATGGCTTGGGGTTCATAAATTTAGAGAAAAGAAGATTGGTATGGGTATTCTTTACCTATGCACATTTGGATTGTTCTGTATCGGATGGTTTGTTGACTGCATCCGGTACCTGCTGGCCGCAATACACGGAGAACGCATCCAGGGTAACAGACCAATGCAGATTTCCGCAGGTGCACCGCTACCAGTTGTGCCATCAAATGTAATGCTTGCAAATGGAGAAGTGTGTCATTACTGTGGACCTGCTACTTTTGTTAAAACAAAGAATGTGGTCGTTGGATATTCCGGAGGAAGCCGTGGTACAAGTGTCCGTATTGCAAAAGGTATGTCGGTACATCTTGGGGCGAGAAAAGCAGCTCCAATCCGTGGTGACGTGCAGGAGCGTACACAGGGAGTTCTTTCTATTACGAATAAGAGAGTTGTATTTTCAGCAAACAAAGGAGCTTTCGATAAGAAGATTTCGGCATTGTCAGCTGTAACTCCTTATCAGAATGGCATTGCTTTCCAGTTCGGCGATCAACAGTATCCTTTGGAAACCCGCCAGCCGGAATATATTTATCAGATATTGGCTCGTGTGGTAAATTCATCTGAGGATATCTAATGCCGGCATATAAATACACTCTGAAAAGTGGAAAAACATTATGGTATGCTAATTTTTATTACACCGATTGGACTGGAGAAAAGAAGCATATCTGTAAACGAGGATTTAAAACACAGAGGGAAGCAAAAGATTATGAGAGGTCTTTTCTGGATCAGCAGAACACTTCAAGCGACATACTCTTTTCTTCCCTCGTCGCAAATTATCTGGAAGATATGGAACACCGCTTGAAACCTACAACAATGGAGAATAAGCGGTTTATTATTGAAACGAAACTGCTCCCCTACTTTGGAAAGCAGAAGATTTGTGACATTGATACAATAAAGGTCAGAAAATGGCAGAATGAGCTTATCTCCTATCGGGATGATGATGGAAAGCCATTCTCTCAAACATATCTAAAAACTGTGAATAATCAGCTGTCAGCAATAATGAACTACGCAGTATCTCATTACCGCCTACCTGTCAATCCATGCAAGGCGGCCGGCAGTATGGGAAAGAGCAAAGCAGATGAAATGAACATCTGGACACAGGCTGAGTATGAGAAGTTTTCAAGTGCAATCAATAAATCATCGATGAAGCTTGCGTTTGACATATTGTTTTATACCGGTATGCGTTCCGGAGAGCTTTTGGCTCTCACTCCAGCAGACATTCTTTCATCCAAGCGAATCGATATCAATAAGAATTATGCAAAAATCAAGGGTGAGGAGTTATTCCTTGAACCGAAGACACCAAAAGCAAAGCGATGTATTTCCATTCCGGACTTCTTATATAACGATATCCAGGAATACATTTCAAAGCTCTATGGTATTGGAAATGGCGACAGGATATTTTACTTCCAGAAGACAGCTCTCGAAAAAGAAATGAAAAGGGTATCAGAAAGGGTTGGTCTGAAGCCGATCAGAGTTCATGACCTGCGGCACTCTCATGCAAGTATGCTGATAGAACTCGGTTTTACTCCATTGGAGATTGCGGAGCGGCTAGGTCACGAATCTATAAAGACCACTCTCGACACATACTCACATCTTTATCCGGATAAGGATCAGAAGCTGGCAGACCGCTTAAACCAGTTTCGCAAGAATTGA